AAGTTATTACCAGTACTTAAAAAGTTCTTCCATTTTATAGATTTAAAGTGTATCATAGTTTATACTCAAAATTTTGTGTGTCCTCACTTACTTTAATTTGTTTGGCTCCGTTTCTAATATGAAAGTGTGTTGCCATTGGTGTCAATGGTGATAGAGTTACTAATCTTTCACAATGATGTTTCCTTGCCCAATCACCAAGTTTTTTAATAATCTCTTTGCCTGCACCTCTTTTTCTAGACCATACTGTATATGCAACTGCAATGTTACCATTACCTGTTCTTGACATATAATCCATTTCTCTTACCGTGTATGGTACTTCAGGTGTAAATGCTACACAAATGATTGCTTCTATTTCTTCACCATACTTTAAACCAAATATTTTTCTACCATGTGTAATTCTAAATCCTAAAGTAAGTTCAGGTCTAACTGGGTCTTCCGATACATCGATGTCATCTAGTTCAACTAGTTCAGTTCCCTTTACCCATCTAAAAAAATCTTTTACATTATCTTTCATCATATTTGATTACCCCAACTATCCCAACCTTTTCTTTCTCTTCTTGCAAAGAGTTCAACATATGGCCCGTCTAGTAATTGTTCAATTCGATCATATATCATATCAGGTTTTCTACTATGTTCTTGTCTTTTATCGATTACTAATTGTTTAACTGATTTTGAAATTCTTTTTGGTTTACCTTTTGTTGCAAGTAAACACATTTCGGGGTTTGCTCTTGTCCAATAACCTAATCCTGTAAACATACCTAAATTATTTTTATTTTGTTTCGCCCAAGTAAACCCTACTGTTTTGTATTTGAATCCCCACGCTTTAATAACTTCCAAAGCTTCTGGTAACATAGGGTCAACTGCCCACATAAGTAAAGTACAATTGTCATCAGACAAATCCCCAACAGGTAACTTACAAATATCAGAAATAGACATGCAATCATAATGCTGTGTAGCGTTACGTCCCTCACCTTTCTTAGAGTATGAACGAAAGTGCCAAGGTGGGTCTGCATATATTACCTTATACTTAGAGTTCCAAGTCTTGAGCTTCATTATATAATCCTCGCATGATAGATTTTAATCTATCTTTATTCAAATCAATGTCTAACTCATCGATATATTTGTCTAGTAATTGTGTTGTATCTTCAGCATGTTGAACAATATCATCTGATACATTATCAGCGCTTGCATCTGAAAAGTCTTCTACGATTTTAACTTCATGTGCATTTGCTTTTAACAATCTATCCATAAACATATCAAACTTGTACAAGTCCTTTTTGTTTACTACTATTACTTTTACATATTTTTTAGAATACTTTGATACATCATGTTTGTCGTAATCTTCTTGCGTATCATCGTAATAAATTTTTTCGTGTAATGTAAATGGGTTTATAATTCTTTCTAGTTCTAGTGTTTCTGTATCAAATATATGAAAACCTTTTTTATCTTTCCAATCATTCCAATAAATCTCGTATGGATTACCTAAGTAATAAATTTGCCCATCATCTGATTTGTGGTGGAAGTGACCAGAGAATACTGTATGAAACTTTTGAAAGATTGATTTATCATAACCAGTATCACTTACTTGTCCTTTGTGCATTTGAAAACCTTTAATCTCTAAATGACCCATACATATTTTTGCTTTTGTTTCTTCTATCATACCCATAGAGTAAACATAGTTTTGTGGATTAATCCATGGCAAAAATAAAATATCTAATCCACCAATATTAACATCGGTAGGTTCAGAGTACATATGAAATTTTGAAGTGTTTTGTCCAATCAGTTCGTGTAATGAATTTACATCATTTGTATTTTTATAATAGATGTCATGATTACCAACTAAACAATGAAAATCAATTTTCAAATGTTTTAAAGGTAATATAAATCTTTCTCTAAAATCTTTTGCAGTTTTAAATGAAACATACTTACGCCTATCCATAAGGTCACCCAAATGTAAAACCGTTGTAATATTATTCTGTTGTAGATAAGGAAAAAATACACCTTCGTAAAACTGATAGAAATAATCATTAAAATTTTCATTATCATTTCTAGCGCCAAAGTGTGTATCAGTTATAATCGCTACTTTCATTCTTTATCTTTCATAAAATTTTCTAAACCTTGAGGATAATCTTCTTTATGTTTTTCTTTTGTTTTATATACAGGTGTATCTGGTAACATTACCATAGGGTCAAATCCTTGTATGTTGTAAGAGTTTGTATCACCAGGAAGTGTTTCATACGTTCTATATTCTTCCTTTTCAATTATTCTATGTTTGATATGAGTTTGTTTTTTTTCTTTTTGTATTCGTCTAATAAATGCATAATAAATTATTTGTGTGAAATATGCAAAAGGATTATTTGATTTCTCTGGGTTAAAGTTATACAAATATTGTAAACAGTTTTCAATACCATCTGATACCATTTCATCTTTGTAAGTATAATTTACAAAGTTTGGTTTATACGATAATCCATTTGCTATCTTTAAAAAACACTCACCGATATAATGTGAAACGGGTGGTCTTTCATCACCTGTTTCCTCAGCTTCTTTACAAAGCTCTTTGAATTTTTTCATTTCTTCAAACAACTTTTTATTATCTACATAGTGTTCTTTTCGTGATTTCGTTCTTGCCATTTCTATTTGTATCACCTTTATGATGTATTTGTCAAGGGTTAATTGTATATTCTTTTTTTAATTTTTTTTAGTTCTTCAATCTCTTCCATTTCGTAGTCATCATAATCATAATCATCATGTCTAGTTTCGATTCGTTTTGGTTTTTCTCTTTGTTTAATTTTCCATTCTCTCTCTGCTAATTTGTCTCTGTTTTTTGTAAAATTATCTAATTGTTTTTTGTAAAATGTTTTTAATCCAATAGATGCTGGAGCAATTGTAACGATGGCTGCTTTCGCAACTCTAACGCTAGTATCCTCTGAATATGGATGTAACCAAGAAGATAGTGACAAAGTGTCTATTACACCTTCTTCGGTAACCATAGGTCTAGTATCCATTTTAAAAGGATTAACAAGAGTTGTAAAATCTCCCTTTGATTTAGACGCAATAGTGGCAACTATATCATCGCCGTTAGTTAGTTTTATATAATACATATAATACCCTTTTTAATGGAAGAATAAGACACGCTAGGTGGGTGTAAATGATTTATCATAGGTTGACTTTATCTATTCTGTAATCAAACTCTTCTTCGTTGTAAATATTTATTCGTTCTTCAAAGTGTCTTAACGTAAAGTTTTTTTTATTTTTGTATGATAGGTCATCTGATATATCATATAACGTTACATCATTTTTAGTTTCACTCTTTCGTAATCCTCTACCAATAGACTGTAATACTCTAATTCTTGATTTACTTGGTGATGCGAATATTACATTATTGATATTCTTAATATTGATACCTGTAGAAAATGTTCCATAAGAAGCAATGATTAAACTCTTATCTGATTTTTCTGTTAGTCTTCTTATTTGTTCTCTTTCCTGTGCGTCAACACCACCGTGTACAAAATGTAAATCTCTATCTAATTTTATACACATGTTATATAATACCAGACCATGTTTCTCAACCATCTGATAAAGTAATAATGTATTACCTTTTAGATTGTCGCATAGATTAAATAAAAATTTGTTTCGTCTTTTGTTTGAAATTAGATATTGTATTTCTTCAGCATAGTTGCTATCTTTAATAGACTTTGATTCCTCTTCTTTGTGTTTTAAAAGTAAACAAACAACATTTAGTTTAGCAAGTGTATTCTTATCCATTAACTCTTTTGTTGTAATTACTTTTTCTGCTTTACTGAATAATCCCTCTAATACTAATCTATGTGTTTGTGTTCCGTCAAGTGTTCCTGTAAATCCAAAACGATATGGACAATCTGTAAGTTTTTCCATAATATTTGTTAGTGACTTTGCTTTAAATAAATGTGCTTCATCCCCAAACACTACACCATAGTCTTTAAAAAATTTCTTTGGAAGTTTATATAAGGATTGCCATGTAGATATTACAACAGGTTTATGTGTCTCTCTATCATGACCAGAATAAATTCTATGTATTTGTTTCATACTCCAACCATAGTCAACAAAATCAGTTGCCATTTGTTCTACTAATGAAGTTGTTGGAACAATAATTAAAATCTTTTTATCCATAAGTCTATAAAATCTAGTAAGCACATAAATCATATAAGACTTACCAGACGCAGTTGGCGACACAAACAATCCACGCTGTTTTGCCAATGCACTCATAATACATTGTAATTGATAATCTCTATATTCAAATGGAATTTTTAATGAGTTAATAAATCCAATAACATTTTCCTCTGTAACTTTAGTATCAGTTTTTACGTTATCGTCAAGAGTATATGTGATTTGATTATTATTTAAAAATTCTTCTATGTATGGAAGTAACCCTACATAAATTGTATTGTTTCGTAATGAGAATAATCTTATCTTGCCATCCCACATCCTATTTCTAACCGTTGGCATAAACTTTGCACCAGGCACTTCAAATGTAAAATAAGTTGATAACTCTTTTAATACCGATGGTTCTGAATAAATGTATAAATGAACATCATCTATTTTTTTAATCCAAGTAGTCATAGTATTATACTTTCTGCAATACAACTAAGTTATTTTGAATTGTCACATACTCTGCTTGTTTGAATTTATTAACCCAATCATCTACAAACTTTGTAACATCCTTACTTAAATTGTAATCATGAAAAATACAATAACCATCGTCTTCAAGATTTTCCCAAAAATTCATTGTGTCTTTTCTTACTGCGTTTCCGTAATGATCTCCGTCAATTAAAAGACAACCAAATTTTTCTTTAGTTTGATATGTTTTTGAATCTTGTTGAATTATACTTAATCTATTTTTATATGTAATAGGTAAATACTGCATAGTATCTTTCAGTTTAAATTTTAAATCTATTGAAACAACTTTTCTAAAAGTATGAGCAGTTGCATCTAGTAAAATTACAGTAGAACCACCTTGCCCTATCTCTAAGATATTGCCATAAGTTTTTTCTGTAATGAAGTTATCAAGGAATGAGTATTCCTCGTTTCGCATTTGTTTAATAGGTTGAAACCAAATATCTTCTAACTTTAACATTGATTATACCATTCTTTTAATTGAGGAACATGATCAAGTAAATTAAATCCTCTATGTTTATTTAATATGTCAAAATTTATTCTGTGATTATAATTTTTGTCTTTTGGAATTGTATATTTTTTAGGTGTAAAATTTTTTAATGTTTTTTGATGTTTTAATATTTGTTTGTTATATACTTCTTCTCTTAAAACATTAGGCGCACCATCTTCTATACTATTAACCCAATTATCAAATACAACATTATGAATATATTTTTTATCAGAAAAATAATCTTGTATATCTAATAAGTTAAAAAAGTTATATAAACTAATTGTTGTTCCTATTTGAATTGTGTTGCCTGTTTCATTATAATATTGTTCCATTGTTTTGACAGTCTTATCAAAATTTCCGTCTCTTATCCAATCATATATTTTATGAGTACCATCAATACTAGCAAATAATTTTGTATTAGGAAGTTGTTTAACTATTGACATTGCTTCTGGTGTGATACGTTGCATGTTTGTAACAATATGTACCATGCATTTGGGATTTACTTCAACTAGTTTTTTTAAAATTCTAAAATTTTTTATATCTGCAAATGGTTCACCACCTTTTAATTCAATATAATTTAATCCGTATAAAATTTTTTCTATTTTATCAACAGCATCATTACCTACTTTTTGTAAAGGAAAAACTTTTCTACCTAATTTTTTATCTAAGTCTTGCCATTTGTTACTGTAAAAACTACCACACATAGCACACGTTTGATTACATATATTTGATAAAGTAAATTCTAAATGACGAACAGGAACATTCATTCCTACGCTTCTTGCTTGTTTATCTAAGTTGTCATTTGGAAAAACAAAATATTTTTCTATTCTTGTTTTAAATGTTTCAATTCCATTATTAGTTTTTTTTAAACATTGTACACATGCATTTTTTTTATTTTTGTTATAGTAATCCATAACACTAGAATTAAAAAAATCTTCTAGGTCATCAACTTCGTCAATATGTTTTATGTGATAAACAGGAGCTTCACAACATAGATTAATGTAACCTTGTGAAGATATGTTAAGCGAAACACTGGGTACTTTACAAATCATTTGTATTACCCCATTAATCCAGCTTCAAATTTCATTGCCTCTAAACTGTTTTTAATATCCCAACCTCTAGAATTGATTGCCTTTAAAACACCATCGATATACTTAACAGTTTCCTCTAAGTAAACTATTTTATTTTCTGAGTCAATGATTTCTTGATCTGATTCTATGTAAACTGATAAATCTGTTTTGAGTACTTTTAAGTCAAATGGTTTTGTTGCATATATTTTGGCATCTGCTTTTCCACCATAGTATTCCCACTTTTCTCTGTATAATCTTTTGTACTCACCCTTTGCCTTTGCAAGTAAAAAAGCAAAGTTAGTTTTATAGTCTAAAAATTTTGCGTATAGTTCTTGTCCTCGTAAACTTTCTGTATCAAGATGATCTTTGTTTACGGGTAATTCTTTTGCTACTATTTTTTTTAATTCGTCTAATGTCATAATATAAATTTATACACTAATTCGTGTGTAATGTCAAGGGTTTATTTGCCCGAAACCCATTTCCATTCTTCCTCTGTATAAGGTATCATTGTCTCTCCGTTGTTGTGAATTAATTACAGTTGTGTAATCGTATAATATTTATATGAAAAATCTGCTGACGCTTTTAAATACTGAACATCTGTTTGTTCTTGAGAAAATTCTAATGATGATAATGATACAGGATATAAATCTTCAAATTTAACCTCTGCAATAGGATTGTTTTTATTTGTAAGTAAAGTTAGTGTTGCATCTGAAAACATTGCGTTTGCAGGTGTTGCCTTACCTGGTACTGAATCATTTTGTATACCTAATCTATCTTGTGGTGTTATTGATTGATTTGCTTTGAAATTAGTAAACTGATCTCTTGATTGTGGAAACCCAATTGCATTTAACCATTTCTGTATTTCAATGTAGTTTGAAAACTCTTCGTTTACAAGAAATCCAATAGATAAATTTTCAAATGTTAATTCATCACCCATAACAGGAATTTGTTTTAAGGGTGTAGG